CTGAACAGCGAGACCGTTTGTCTCCATAGCCGATTGATTGAACGGCTTGTAATCGAGCGAAGCAGTAACATTCTCTGCGATGCGCAGCGCCATAATGCCCGTGTCAGCGTCTGTGCCGTAAGTCGATTGTCCGTAGCTGTCTTTGACGAAGCCGTTAGTCGAGTAGTTAGAGCCGACAACAGAGAGCGTGTAGTCGCCCGATGTGATGCTTTTGTCGCTGTCTGAGTTCGAGCGGTTCGACATATCGATGTCAACCATAAGCTGTGCTGATACGCTCTCGATGTCGAGCAGCGTGCCGTTCACAGTATAGACGGCTGCATCGCTCGTTGCAGACTTCGTGCCGACTGTCGCCTTGAACTTGATGTTCAGTGAAACAGAGCCGTCTGTCTTCACGCCGACAACACGCTGCGTGTAGGTATATGTCTTTGTGCGTGCCGCAGATGTTGTCTGCTTCAAGTCATCGCCGTCATAGACTTCGACCGATACGGGCGTTTCAGTAGCGTGATATGCAGCGAAATCGATGCTCACGCTCTCATACTGCTTCACTGTGCCGTCTTCGCTCTCTGTGTAGTAGCGAGAAACAACGATTGGTGTCTCATTTGACGTATCTACGCACATAATGGCAGTGTGCAGATAGTTGCCGACAACGCCCGATGAGATGTCTTCACCGTGTATGCGCAAGCGATAAGCACCGTGTTTGAGCGCAGTGCCGTTGCCGTCCACGTTGTTCGGGTTGATAGTGATTGAATGCGAGTATGTGTCTGCGATTGTCGCTGTGCCAATGGTTACCCACTTGCCGTTAAGATAGATTTCAGTCGTGCAGAGAATGCCGTTGTCGCTCGCATTGTTCGCAAAGCGATACATCGGCAGCGTCTTCGTTGTACCGCCGACAACAACAGCCGTTGATGCTGTGTAGTTCAGTGTCTGCTCTGATTTGATTGTAACGTCAACCGCAGTTACGTTCACATTGCGAGAGCCAGTGTTGTCTGTGTCATCATAGACGATGAACTTGAAGCGCATCGTTCCTGCTTGCGAGAAATACGAAGACAAATCGAAGCTGAAATCATACGTGTCAGGGTCGCTCGATGATGCTTGATTGAGCTTGAATGTCTGCAACAGCTGCGAAGTGTCTCTGTCGTAGAGTTCGACTTTCTCGATAGTGTTCAGCGTCTCAGTGCTGCCCGATGTCGTAACAGAGCGCACGGCTGCTTTCAATATGACTTCACCGCCTGACTTCGCATAGAACGGCGAGTTTTCAGGAATGAATGATACAATCGTGCTGTCGCCGCCCGTTCCCGTGCCGACTGAGAATTGCACTTCGTTGCCGACATCTTCGCCGCCTGCGTTCACCATTTTGAGCTTCACAACGCCCGTTGTCTCAGTGTTGATTGAAAGGTCGGCAGGTACTTTGTTGTATGCGCCGCCCGTTGAGAATGCTTTCTTTTCGTCTTTTGCAGGTGTGTCAGAGAGTTCGATGTCAGATGAGCCACCGCCGCCGAAGTCTGCCCAAAGAGCTGCTTCGCCGAAGTCGCTTTCAACGCCCTTGAACTGCTTTGTCTCCCAGGTGTTTTCGCCCGTCTTGTACGTGATAACGAGACCGCTCTTTGCGTATGTGATGCCCGTTGAAGAAGCGAGCGACTGAATTGCTGCGATTGCATATTCGAGCGTGTAATAAGACGCAGACGTGCAAGCACCGCAGAGCGCATCAACGTTGATGAGCGTTTCTGCACCTGCCGACATTCCTGCGAGGTCGAGCCAATTGTTTTCGTTCTTGAAGTTCGTCTCTGTGCTGTCTTCGCCGATGTACTGATATGTCTTCCACGAATTTTCTGCGATTGCGAAAGTTATCTGAATACCGACATTCGTGTACCCCTTAGAGTACGCCGTAGCAATGGCGGTTTCGAGTGTGTAGTAGCCTGATTTCGGCACATCGTTCGTAACGTTGTAGCAGTTGCCAACAGACGCAGAACCGCCGAATTTCTGCCAATAGTCAGTATTCTGAAAATCAACTTTGTCGCTGCCGCTGTACTGCCAACTCTCCCAACCGCTTGCGCCCTCAAACGTGATGACAACGCCTGAAATCTCGTAGAGACCTGCGTCATCGAGCGCATCAATCTTCGCAAGCACACCTGCGAGTGTTGCACTCGAAGAAAGATTGAGCAGCTTCGATGCGTTCACGAACAGACGTGCATTGAGCGTTGCACTGCTTGCAGATGACTTGATTGCTTCGGTGTTCGCCTTGATAGCAGCAAGCACTGTTCCTGCTTTCGTGCCGTCAGGCTTTTCAAGCTCAGCAACAGCCTCAGGCAGACTGTCTTCGTCTGTCATCAAGTTCTTGATTTTGCCCCACAAACGCAGATGCGTGTCTGTCGTAGAGTAGCCGTTTGCAGTCGTGAGCGTCAAGACGTGCAGCTCCCAATTCTCGTATGTATGCGCTGCGAGCTTCGTGCCGCTCGTATTGTTGATTGTAACTGTGATTGTGTCTGTCTCGTTGTCGAGATTAGGTGCAACGAGATACATCAAGTTCGCACTCTCAGAGCAAGCAACAGTCTTTGTCGATGTGATGACACCTGCGTACACATACCCTGCGGCGATGAGACTTTCGAGCTTCGACTGAACGGCTTCCGCAGTGCTTTTTGCGTTCGTTGCAGTTGTCTTAGCTTCACTCGCTGCGCTGCTTGCAGATGCAGCCGCCGTCTTCGCTGCGTCAGCTGTCGATTTCGCAGTGTTCGCAGTGCTTGTTGCAGTGTCTGACTTCGTTATGGCAGCGTTGTAATCTGCCAACAAGTCACCGAGCGGAATGCGCACACTCTCGTTCGATGAGTTCACGCCGATTGTCATCAACCCGTCAGTCGAAGTTGATTTCGGCAACTCTGAAATTCTGATTTTTTGGTCTGCCATAAGCTGTTAAATTTATGCGTTATTGAGATAAATTTTGTTGTCGTCAGTCTCAGTGATGATGAATGCGCCGTCTTCTGAGATGAGCAGCGAGATGCCCGATTTCGGTCTTACGAGAATGCGTGCAGGGTCTTCGCTGTCTTCTGTGATGACCCAGTTGAAGTCTTCTGTCGCAAGCAGCATCCACGATGTCTCAGCGTTCCAATTCGTGAACGTCAGCACAACGTTGAACTCACACCACACTTTGGCGCCGCGCAGTATCTCGAATTTCGACACACTGTTGCTCTTATAGTAGCAGTCGTATTCAGCGTTCAGCGCACGATAGTAGAACACACGTTCTTCGGGCTGCATAAGCACTGCAAAGAGAGCGTTCCAACGCTTCCAAAACTCTGTGATTGACGGTGCATCGATGAGCAGCTTCAACGTTACGTCTTTCGTCTTGAAACGCACCTCGCTTGCATCGTATTTCAGACCTGCGAGCGTGCTGACATCGATTTTCAGGTTCTCACGAACATTCGCCGCTTTCTGAATGTTTTCGTCTGTGCCTTTCAGTACGAACGAGCCGAACTCGTAGAACTCGACATCATCGATGCTGTAACCGATTTGTCGCACGTCTGACGTGTCAAGCTCAGATACGTCTTGCGTTGGCACTGTCGGAAAATCGTCTGCAAACGTGAGCGTCATCTTGCCTTTCTCGATGCACTGCGTGAACGAGCCGTTTTGCAGCATTCTGAGCGTGTACGTCTTGCCGAGTTCAGTGAAGCGGAATGTGTGATATGCGCCGTCAGCCAAGTCGCTGAACAAATCGTTCGCATAGCGCACGTTCAAGATGCAGAATTTCAGCTGAAACTGCTTCGTGTCAAGCACGGGTGAGAGCAAATCGACCTCTGAACCGTTTTCCTCAGGCCACTCTGTCGATGTGAGCTTCTTGAATGACGGCATCTGAATGAGACCGCCAAGACCGTACTGCTCAATGAAGACACCGTATTCGAGTACAGCGTCTTTGTCATCGATAAATAGTTTGCCCTCGTATTTCATCTTCTTAGCGTATTACTTCAAGAACTTTGCGTGTGCGTGTGCGTGCGTCTCGATTTTCGAGCGTTTATCTTTCTCGATGCGCACGACTGCGAAGCCGTCAGCATCAACTGTGGCACGTGCGCCGTGCATCAAACAGACGCTGTAATTTTGCGTCTGAGCGCATCGAACGTGCGCCGTAGTGTCGCCAATCAAGAAGACACGCTGCACGTCTGTGAGCGTGATTTCTCCTGCGTCAATGAAGACGTTGAACTCGTCAATGTGATACTTGTTGAACTCACGCAGCACATCGATAGACGGAAATCTGTACTTCGTGCAAAACTCGATGCCCTGCGCTGAGAATAGCATCTCGACAATGCCATTGAGCGTTGTCTGTCGAGTGAACGATGCACACGCTCCGAGAGCGGTGCCGTCTTCATAGATTTTGTTCAGCAACTCATTAAGTGTCATATCTAAGATTTTATGCGTATTCCTTTTGTCTGTATGTCATCAACAGAATTTTCGATATTGCGAATGCGTGTGTTCATCGCATCGAGCTTCGAGTTCGCTTCTTTCGTGTTGCTCTCGATGCCCGTAACACGCAGCAAAATCTGATTGCTCGTAGCGTTCAGCTCTGACATACCTTGAACGAGCGTGTACGTATGCCCTTGTATGGTCGTCAGACGTGCATTGTTTTCATCAACGCTGTCTTGCGAAGCCGTAGCGATGCCCTTGCTCTCGCCCTCACGCTCAGCTGTCTCTGTGAAGATGCTTTGCAGCTGTTCAGGCAGCTGATTGTATATCTGCTCGAACTCATCGCCGACCTTGTTCAAGTCGTTGGCGAAATCGCCCATACTTTCGATGACCGCCTGAGCGTTGTACTCATCGCCATTTGCGCCGTAACCACTTCGTTTTGTATTTGTCGAAGATATGAGCCGATGCGTTCTTCAAGATACTTTTGAACGAGCATTCGTTTCAGCACGTCAGCAACGATTTCGTTCACTTTTTCGTGCCACGCTTCCATTGCGTCTTCGCCCGTCTTCGCAGCCTCGATGAATGCGTCTCCGAGTTCGCTTGCCAGGTCTTCCGCCGTATAGCCGATGATTTCTTCAAGCATCTCGTTGATGAGCGAAGCCATTTCTTCGGCAATCTCTGTGATGTCTCGCCTCCAATCTGCTATTGCAGACGCATCGCTCTTTTTCTTGCTCGCTTCCTTGTTGATTTGCTGTTGAATGAGCAACTGTTGCTGAGCGAGATTTTCAAGCTGTTCACGTGCAGTCGAGTACTTCGCTTCGCCGAGTGCTTTGTCTGCCGTGTAAGCGACTGAGCCGTATGCTTCGGCGATTTTCTCGACTGATTTCTGATAGATTTCGCTCTGATATGTGAGCGATTTTAGCCAACGAGACCACGTGTTGCCGTATTCGTCAGACGTGCTGTGCAGTTTCAACACTTCCTCTGTTGTCTCTTTCAGCGTCTGTTTCAGTCGCTCATAGGCGTTGCCCATTTTGCTTTCAAGACGCATCGCATCTTGATTGTCGAGTTCCCATTGCAGTTGGTCGATGCGTTCTTGCAGAGCTTCGATTTCTTTCTGCTTTTGGTCGTCATTGTTGAACAAGTTTGCGATTGCCGTAGCGACTTGCAGAGCGGCAGAGATGACTGCGAGAATGACGCTCGCTTTCTCGATTGTAGAGATAGCTGTTGCACCTGCGGCGGCTGCGCTTGTTGTTCCTGCGGCTGTCGCACTCACTGCGCCCTCTACGCCCTTTGCAACGCCCTTGCCGACATCGCCGATTGCAGAGATAACGTCAGACGTAGCGTCTAAGACCTCAGTTGTGAAGTCTATCGCCTTGCCGATGCTGTCTGCTACGTTGTCAGAAAAGACGCTTGCGAGCTTCTTCGCCTTGCCGCCGACATCGCTGATAACGCCGCCAACGCTTTTCAGGTTCGTAGCGAAACGCTTGTATGATGTTGTGATGCCATTGCGTGCAGAGACAACACGGTTCTCTGCTTTTGCGTTATTTTCCTGCGCCTTTGCGAGTTTATCTGTCGCAGCTGTCAGAGCGTTGTCTGCATCTGTGAGTTCCTTTGCGTCTTGCGGCAGCTTACCGCTGTCTATCTGCTCAATGAGGTCGTTCTTCGCAGCGAGAGCGTCATTGTATTCTTGCTGTGCGAGCGTGAGAGCTGCTTGCGTCTCATTCATCTCTGCGAGCGCAGCGACCCACTCATCTTTCGCAGCTGCGATGTCTTTCAGCGATTTGTGCAGCGCAGTGAACGGGTTTCTCGCAGCGATTTCGTCTTCGGCTTTCTTGATTGCATCTTCAAAGTCCTTGATTTCAGTGCCTGACATACTGTCTTTGTTCGCTGCGAAGTACTGTTTCACACGTTCAAGATTGAGCGCAATCGACTGAATGCTCTGATTTTCGAGATTACCGAAGACGCTCTCCCAATCAATCATATTCTTGAAGTCTTCGCTGTCTATCTGCGAAAATGCTTCGTCCATTTGTCTGATTGCTTCATCGAGATATTCAGGCGGTATGTTCTTCATTTTCTCATACCACTGTCTGAGCAACAGTTCTTCTTTCTGTCGCTTGTTGCCGAACTGCTCGATGAGTGCATCATCGTATTTCTGACGAACGGCTGCAAGCTGCGCTTCGCCATTCGCAATGATTTGCGCACGCACGGCATAGTACTCTTTTGAAAGATTTTCATCTTCGAGCAGTTCTTGCTTGTACTGCTCGATGCTTTTCTTTCCTGCGTCAGAGTTCGCCCAACCGACTTCGGTTGCGCCGTTCTTGCTCATATACACCGTTTTGAGAGCGTTCTTGCGCACTTCGGCGAGCTGTTTCAATTGGTCTTCCCAAGCATCGAGTTTCTGTTGTGTCGATTGTCTGATAGTGTTCAGTTCCTTCACCAAGCCGTCTTTCTGACCCTCGATGATGAGAGCATTCTGCTCTTTCTGCGCATCTGAGAGATACTTCTTGACTGCTTCGTTATAGTCATCGATAGCTTTCTTTTGTTCGAGAGCCGCCTTTGCAGGGTCGAACGATGAGCCGCTTTTGCCCGATTTTGATGTTGCAGACGGTGCAATGAAGCCACCAAGCGAGCTTGAAGACTTGATGTCTTGCACGTCTTTCATCACATCTTTGTATTTGTCTTGCCATTTCGTGAGTTCGTCTTGCGCTTTCTGCGTTGCTTCTTGCGCATTATCGCCAAACCAAGTGAGCGGATTGTACCACTTCGTGTCATAATCGCCGTTCGCTGCTTTGTCTTTGACTTCTTGCAGATGAATGTACGCTTCCGTTACTTTCGTGAGCAACGCTTGCGCTTCGGCTTCTTTGAGCAGCATATTGCAGTACGCTTCGCCTTTCTGCTTCAACACGTCTTTCCACTGAGAGAGCGAGTTGTAGTAGCCCATAGCAGAGCCGTACTTCGAGTTCAGCTCATCAACGAGTGCTTTTTCCTCTCGCTTAGTGCCGTTGAACGTCTCGATTTTCGTGCGATAGTTGTCAATCTCCATTGCGGCGTTGATGTACGCCTTACGACCCTCTTTGAGCAGTTCTTGCTGCTCTTTGAGTTCTTCGTCTGCTTCGTTCGCCTTGCTGATAAAGTGAGACACAACGGCGATGATTGCACTGATAGCAGCGACAATCCAACCGAAGACGGGAATGCTCTTAATCGCTGCGCCGACCATACGAAACGCACCTGCGAGACCGATGTTCGCAGCTGTTCCTGCGACCGCCGCTGTCGTGTTCGCTGCTTGACCTACGGTGTTCGCAGCCGTAGCAACAGACGCTTCGCCCGTAGCGACTGACTGCGCTTTTTTCGCAGCTGCATTCGCTGTCGTAGATGTAGCGTTCGCAGCCGTAGCAACAGTGCTTGCTGCCGTAGCAGCTGTGTCAGCGATTTGCTCTCCACGACCTACGGCGAGCAGCTTGTTGTACCACTCTTTGATACCTGCGAGCGTAACGAGCTTGAATGCGCTGTCTTTGTCGAGCGTCTGTTGAACTTGTTGCAGACCCATAGTGATAGACATCAAAGACTGTATCTTCACCATAATTTTCTGCAAGTCTTCATTCTCGCCGACAAACATCGAAACAGTGCCTTGCGCTGCTAAGAATGCACCCGAAAGACCTGAAAGACCTGAGAGAATACCCTGCATTCCACGTTGGTCGTGAGCAAGAATGTTCGCCTGATTAGTAGCATCGCCCCAAGCGTCAGTGAGCGCACCTGCTTCTTCTTGCAGCTGTCTGTAAGCGGCGGTGCCACGCTGACCGTCTGCTTCCATTTGAACGAGCTGTTCACGCAGCATACGCAGACGCTTTCTGAGCGACATCGTAGAGCCTGACGCTTGCTCTGCCGCAGCTGCTTCTTCTTTCAGCTTGCGTTCGGTCTCAGCGAGTGCGTCAGCTGTCTTTGCGCTTTCATCGACTATCTGCTTGCGCAGCTTGATATTTGCTTTGATTGCACGCTGCTCATCTTGCAACGCTTTCGCAGTCTTATCATCGCCCTGCATAAAGTACTCGCCTGCGAGCTTGCCGAGACGCTTGTACTCAGCTTCGAGCTGATTGATAGCTGCTTTGTTCGTATCAACAACTTTGTCTATCTCGTTGAAACCTGCATCGATTTCAGCGAGAGACTGCGAAGCGTTCGTGATGATGTCTATATTGACGTGCGGAACGTTCGTGAGCATTTCGTGTATCTGCGCAGACATACCCTCAGCTTTGCTGCCGAGTTCGCCAACTTTCTGCTCTATTTGAGCAGTACCCTCATCGAAACCGCTCATATCAATGGCAGTCCCAAAGCTCAATGTTCCGTCTTCGTTCGTCATATTCTCACTATTTCTTCGTCTTCAAAATCATTAAATCTCGCATTGTTCGGGTCGTTCGCATCAAAACGCTCATCATATAGCGGTCTGTCTGCGTCATCGCTCACATCGTTCGGCATCGGCATCGCCCTCGAATACATTATCGCATTCTGATAGCTGATTTCGTAGAGTGCGTATTTCTCTGACACACCGAACGTCTTCGCAATGCCAAGAACTGTCGCCCAAATGCTGTCGTTTAGGACTTTTCCACTTCCTCCTTTGTCGGTTTGAGAATGTTTGCCTCGCTTAGGGAAGTGGTAATGGCGAAAAAATCGCCGACCTCCATATCTTGCAGTCGCTTGACGATGATATTGAAAATCGTTGTCGGGCGCATATTTTCAAGAATGTAGCGTGCGAGTTCCGCCTTGCGGTCTATTGTCTTGACGACCTTTCTTTTGCGTTTGAAGAAGTGCAAGAACGTCTGTTCTTCGACTTCTTCACGCTGCTCAGTAAGATTTTTGGCTCCGAGAATGAGTATGGCGCAGATGTCGCCGAGTGCAGCGAAGTCTTTCGCATTGTGCAAAACAGAATAAACGACTTGCTCTTTCGGCACTCGCTCTACAACGGGAAGCGTAGAGACCAACTCTGATATAAGAATGAGCGTTGCAACTGAGGGCGGTGCAATATCGTAAGTCTTGCCCTCAATCTCAATGCTGTCTATCGCCTTTTCAAGAATGGCAGTGGCGACCCTGCTCTCAATCGTCTGCTCCATACTTTGTCAAAAATGAAATATGTACTTGTTGCGGCGGCAGGACTCGAACCTGCGACCTTTTGGATATGAACCAAACGAGCTGCCGACTGCTCCACGCCACGATGAAAGCTGTTCTCTCCTACCGAACAGCAAAGGGGTGTCTCTCCACACGTCTATCGTACAGAAAAGAGTTTTACTCCCAGTCAGATGCAGCGACTTTGAACTTCTTATACAGCTCGCCGTCATCGCAAGCAAGAACCTTGAAAGTAAGGTCAACGTAAGAACCCTCTTCCTCAGAGCTTCCAGGTCTGAACGATACGTGCGCACGGCGAATTTTGATACCGATTGCGCCGATGTTCTTCGGTGTCAGCTTCACAGAGAAATCCTCGCCGACAACGTTAGTCGTTACGGTGAGTTCGCTTTCGTCATCAGAGACTGTTGCGCCCGTAAAGAGCTTTTCAATCTCGAATGACATCTCTTTCACACGGGTCGTAAGTGTGATTTCAGGCTCGCCCTCTTCCTCAGCGACAACGATGCCGCCCGTTGCTTTCGCAGTGAGCGTTTCGCCGTCAGCAGATGCGAGAGTGGTCGATTTGTCGTTGATGACACCGATGCTCGTAAGCTCAGTTGCCATTGCGTCATCATCGCCCGTCTTGCCGACTTCAATCTTGCACTTTGACCACGACATAATGATTTTTGTCTTTGCCATAATGCTATTCTGTTATACGGTTAAACTTAATTCTTGCATAAATCACGTGCTGCTCTATATTCTCAACTCTCATCGAAGCAGGTGAGCCGTCAGTCTGCATCCAATACTCAACATCATCATTCTCATTGACAAATTGCAGAATGAGAGCTTCAAGCGTCTCGATGCGCTCTTTGTCTTCAACCTTGCGACCGTCTTTCTTATAGTAGATGTCAGGCACATAGACGTTGATGATAACGACACCTGACTGCACTTGCTCATCGAGACCTGCAAGAAACTTGACAACGATGTCTTCCGTCTCTGCGTCATTCGGGCGCATCTCGCTTCGATACAGCGTCCCTCGTATCTCGCTCGCAAGTTTGCTCTGTTTGAGCAGAGCAAAGAAGTCTCTTTCGATTTGCTTTTCAGTCTTAATCATTTGACAACGCCTTTGAGTAATGTTTTCAACAGACTTTCAGCACGCAGCTCTGCACTCGTAAGCACATCTTTGTGATAGATGTTTTCAACGTAAGCTGCATAATTCATTCCTGCGCACACAACGAGTGTGATGCCGTACGGGAACTTCGTTTGCAGCTTTTTGAGCAACGCTTTTGCGGCAGGTGGTCCTGCTTCGCCGTTGCCTTGCTCGCCGCTGAACACTTTCTCAGTGCTTTGCTGCACGACTTTGCCGTCATACAGCACTACGTAGCCGATTGACGAACGCAGATTGCCCGTTATGTCGTTGTACTGTCCGCTTTCTCTCGCTATTCTGATACATTCTTCACCGATGTACGTCAGATGCTTGATGATGTGATTTGCCACGTCTTGCATATCACGCTTCAAGCCGTCCCGTATCTTGCGCATATTGAACTTGCTGACGATAACGCCTTTGTACTTAGAATGTGTGGTAACGATTTCAGCCATACAGTCGTGCGATGCGATTAAACGAGTATCTGCACTCTGCCAACAGAGATGAGAGGTTCGACACTAAGAACACGATGCTCACCTAAGTCTTCACCAAGACGTTCAATCTTGATGCGCTCAGCGTTGAACTGCGAAAGCTCGATGAGAATGACATACGAAGCCTGACGAAATTCGCCGTCTTCATACGTTCCCTTGCGAGTGTCGCTGTTCACCTTGATGCTGCACGGGATAGCATCGCTCCATTCTTGCGAAGCAGAGCCACTTATCTCGCCATAGTCATTCAAGTCGCTTTCAGTGAGCGTCAGATATTTCAGTGTGCCGTTCGCTCTCATATAGTCTCTGTTACCAAAGGTGAGTTCCGTCTTCGATGACCCTCACGCTGTCGCTTAGAACGTCTTCAACAGCAAGTCCGTAGATGTTGCACCAATACTTGATTGCATCTTCGATTGCATCTTCACGCACAGATGTCGAAACGCCGTTTTCAGTGCGGCTGCTCTCGACATAGCCCATAATGAGCGACACAGCGACACGAAAGATTTGTTCGTCTTTCGCCACAGCGTCTGCGTCTGCATCGATGCTTTCGTTGAACAGTACAAGTTTGATTGTAGCATCGTCAGGATAGAATGTGTTGCATATAGCGTTGCACAGACTTCTTACTGCTATAAGATTAGTCATAAGCGTAGCGTTTTAGTCCTGAGTTTTGAGAGTATAGATGCCGTTCATCTCAGTGATTACGGGCAGTGCGTATGCCTCAGCCTTAGTGAACTCTACGCCGTTCGAGTTTTGGGTCTCGCCTGCGCCCCACTGAGACACACGAATGCGTCCGTAGTTCGAGTATGCGACACCTGGTTCCTCACGCAGCTCGTTGTTCGCCCAAGCGTTCTTAACGAGACCAAGTTTGCCCTCAGGAACGAAGACGATGTTCTTTGCGTTCCACGGTGTGTACGGGGTCTTGTTCACGCCATTCTGAATACGAACCTGACGGCGAATAGGCACGAAGATAGGCAGATTGTTTTCCAACATATACTCATTGAGTTCACGTGGAGTAACAATCTTCGCAGCTTTGTCGCTGCCCCAAACCATCTTCTTGATGAGAGTTGTGCGGCAGATGTACGAGAGTACAGACGGCGCAAGCAGTATCTTCGAGAAGACAACTTTGTCTTGCGCAGCATCGATGACTGCTTGAATGTCCTCGAAGCAATCAACAGTCGATTTGTTGTCGTCAGTCCAAGCGGTGGTTGCGCTTGCGATGTTGCTTGACGGCTGATTGAAGCTGATAGAGCCACGAACACCGCCTTCGGGGTTGTTCTCATCGTCAAGTTCGCAGACACCCTCGTTAGAGAGCGCACGCAGGAAGATGACATCGAGCTTGCCAAGAACAGACGAAACAACAGTCTGCACGTTGCCCCACATAAGGTTGATGAGCTGTTGTGTCTTCGTTTTGTCAGGCAGCGACTTGCTGTCGAGAATTTGAAGCACTTTGCGATAGTCCTGAATAGTCATCGGCAGAGAGATTGCGTGATTGAGAATAGTCTCTTTCAGCGTCTCAATGCCCTCGCTGCCCAAGATAGGCTCTTTCGACATATCGCCAATGGTCGGTGCGGCAACAGTGATGTTGTACTTTCCGATGAGTTCCTCGAAGTTCAGACCGATAGACGGAACGTCCCAATCGAGATAGTCATCGAAAATCACGTTGTCAAAGAGCTTTTTGTTCAGCTCACTGACCGCATCGAAGCGAACTTGAACATTCTTAGTCAGTTCGCCGAAAATGGAAGAATACTGAAAATTTGCCATAGTCGATTACTGTTTGATGAACAGAATGTTCGGGTTAGACTTCAAGCAGGGACCGTTCAACCAATCGTCCAAGAGAGGGAACGAGAGAGACGGGTACAATACGACTGCATCATAAGCAGCATCGATTGCAGGCAGTCCCTTGCCGTTAAATTCTTTCACTGCACCCACAATCATATTCGGGGTGTACTTAGATGTAGCAGAGCCTTCGCTAACTGCTTCGCTCTCTACGATGACATCGCCCTCAGCGAGACCAGTGTAGGCAGCCGAGAGAGTGAGTACATCGTAGCTGTCGTTAGATGTGTCAATCGATGCGATAGACGGTGTCGCAGAGCCGTCACCTGCTTTCGTGATGACATCGCCGACTGCAAAGAGATTGCCCTTTGCAACACGCACGTTCTTAGTCGTGCCGCCCGAAAGAACGGCTGCGACCTTGATGACTGCGGCGGTCAGCGCATCGAAATCAACATAGAGCAGAGTGCCACGATGCAGCACAGTACCTGCTGCGAAGTCCTGAACGGGCTTGAAACCGCCAGGAAGCATCTTGCACTCGCCACGCCAAATCTCAGGCGTGTGTCCGTCATAGACGGTGCTTTTGAAATTGATTGCCATAATGCTCACAATTAAAAGGGTGAATAAACTACGGATGCTTTTACTTGTTCGGGAGACTTTCAGCCCAAGACTTTGCGTCTGCTTTCATTGCATCTTCTTTCGCTCCCGTTTCTAACGCCGCATCCTTAGGCATTAGATTGTGCGAAACCATTTCCTGCTTGATGTCCGCCAACTCTTTGTCGATGTCTGCTTCTTCATCGAAGTTGAGACGCTTGACTAAATAGTCAGGGAGACCGAGCTTCGTGGCTTTGTCGGCAATCAACGCACTGCGTTCGCTTTTCGCTTTCTCTGCTTTGAGAGCATCATTCTCGCTTTTCAGAGCGTTCAGCTGCTCGCTCAGCGGCGCAAGCTGCTTTGCGATAAGAGCGTTCAGAGCCGCATTCTCACCCTCACCGCCGTCCTCATCATCGTCAGATGACGGCTGCTTGATTGTGGTTTTCGACTTGCTGCGTGTCTTGCGAGTGATTTCGGCTTGCATCGCTTTGCCGTACATTGCGAGACTGTCAGCTTTCTTCGTGATGTCATCGTCAGTAACATCATCGCCAAGACCCTCTGAGCCGAGCGTTGCCAACTCATCGAGTGCCTTGTCAGTTAATCCCATATCCTTACATTTGTCGGATAAGAGCTTACGTAATTTCTCATTCATAGTCTGTACTTTTTTGATGAAATGATAATTTTTCGGGAGCAAATATACAGATTATTTTCCACAAAATGCCTAACAAGCACCAAAAAATCTTGTTTTTTAGGAAAATTTTATTAGTGTGTAAACCAACGAGTTAGCGGACTTTTTCGTGTTTTGTTAAGATTTTTTAAGAAAAATAATTGCGCAAAATGTTGGCTATTTCGGAAATAGTCAATATCTTTGCACACAGAAAACGATGCTTAACAAGCACCGAAAAGCAAAAAAGAAGTCAAACAAATAAATTTCAACGCAATTATGTTACAGCACGAATTTGAACAGAGAATTGGAAAGAAAGTCCTTCAAGAAGACTATCTCGCAGCAAACGCAGTTTACGACTGCACAGACCTTGACAAAGACGCATTCTGCGCAGATTGGAAAAAGCACTCGCAGAGCGTAATCATCGAAGAACTCTACAATCGCATCGTTGGTTACAAGAAATTCGATGATGACAAACTCACACTCGCTTTCTTGCTCATTCGCAAGTCAGTCGCTCACGATGACAGCGAGATGTATGATGAAGCAATCAATCTCATCGGCAGACAACGCTGCGTCATCTATAAGATGAAGACGAACCTGCCGCTCGATGACAATGACAAAACGTATGTAGAACTCAATCTTAAATAAATAAGGTAACGGGCGGTCTCACCAACCGCCCACTCTAAAACATCAACGCAATATGAGAAAGTTAGAAGTAAGAATGGCAATGCTCTCACATCTGAGCGATGCGCAAGAGCAAATCCGCTTGATGCACGGCGACAGTCTGCTTGCAAATCAAACGTGCGACACAATCAATTTCGTCAAAGTGCTGCTCAATCGCTATCACGACACGCAAGTCGAAGTCGAAACGAGCGAGCTTGACAGACAGTGGTCGAACTTTTATAACAGATAATCAAATAACATAATCAATAAACCCTTTAAGCCCTCGACATCACGGTTAAGTCAATTCATTATGACAAACAACGCAATTCAGACACAGACAATCGACACAAACCGCTTCTTCGACTTCGAGAAAGCACGTGTACAGACGCTCGACCTCGCACAGTTAGAGCGCACCCACAAAGAGAATGACATCTACGGCAAGCCGCTGCGTGGCATCTATCACTACGAGTTGCTGAACCAAATCATCGAACTCTGCAATGAGCAGAACTACAATGTCGAGATTTACGATATGTTCGCAGCGCAGAACAAAGACCGCAACACGCCAGGCGTTGTGCTGCTTCCGCAAGTAGAAGAACAGTACGGCAAGAACGCAGTCGAAGCGCACATCTTGCGCCGTGTGTTTGCGAACATTCGTCTCACTGACTTCGATGATGAGACTGAGACAACGAACCTCGCAGTCGCTTTTCATCAAAAAGGCATTCAGGTCGGCTTCGGCTCGATGACGAAGATTTGCCACAACCAGTGTATGCTGAACGCACAGCACTACGCAGCGACATACTCAGAGCGTGGCAACGGTCGTCAGCAATGCCCTGACATTCCTGAGATACTCGACATCGTGAAGTCGTGGCTCGTTGATGCCCGTCAGATAGTTGTTCACGACCGTCAGGTGCGAGAGAGAATGATGAACATCGAAGTCAGCGCAGAGCAGTGCTTCTTGCTCATCGGAATGCTCACAGCGATGCGTGTGAAGTGCGACACGAAGAACAGCGACATTCGTGATTACCGCACATATCCGCTCAATCAATCGCAAATCTCGAAGTTCACTGAGACGCTGCTTGTGAACTATCACGAAAAACAGAGAAACACGGTGTGGGACATCTATTCAGCTGCGACTGACTTGTACAAAGCAGACCAAATGGATATTCCTGCGCTGCTTCCGCAAAACATTGCGATGACACGCTTCTTGAACGAGCAGTTCAATCTCGAACTGAACATCAACGCTTGATGAGAGAGCAGAGAGACGTACACACGAAGTTTAACAGCGAGAGGGCGTGTTTTCCTGCGCTCTCTCGCATAATTCTTAAAGAAATGAGCAATCATACAGCAACAACAGAGAAAGAGCGTCAGACGAACGGAATACGTGTTTTATGCTGCGTTCCTGACGCACACAGCAAGTTCGGTCATCGTGCCGCAGAGATTGAGACACCGTGCAAGACGATTGACGATGCGTTCAGATACGTCTGCGAGCATCACGATGCGCTGCCGACAAAAACAATGATGTACAAACTTCCAAAATGAGAGACGATATGAAAAAGAAGACAATCACATTCACGCTGACACTCACGGTGCCACAGTACGACCTGCTCTGCGAGTGCATTCGCTATCGTGCAGCTGACAATCACTCTGAACGCTTCAAAGCAGAGACCGCTAATCGCTCGACTGCGTTCTTCGACAAAGTAGAAGAAGAACTCGATGAATTGAAGACGATGATTTATGATAGGGACAAATGAGAGTGTTAAATAGCTGCGCAAATCCTTTGTTTTCAGTCAAAAGCAGCCGATTTGTGCGGCTTTTTTAGTAACTTTGCAAACGAAAAGAAAATATGAAAGTAGTTCATCTTAGGCTCTTTGAGCCGCTTGACGGCGAGACCGAATACTTCTTCGGCTCGCTCAAAGCGATATACTCGAACGCCGCTCTCGCAGAGCGTGTGCGCATACGCTACACATCGCTCACGAACGCAATGCACGGCAAGACCGAGTATCGCAATAAGACGTGCATCATCACGATAGGACATCTACAAACAAAGAAACAGACGAAAGAAAGGGGCAAAGTATGATAGGCGCAATTATAGGAGACATCATAGGCTCAGTATATGAGTTCAGAAACACGTTTGATTACGATTTTCCGCTGTTCACAAAGAGCAGCACATACACAGACGATACAATCTGCACGATAGCAGTCGCAGACGCTATTCTGCGCAATCGCCCGTACAAAGATAGTCTTCTCGATTGGTGCAGACGCTATCCGCACCCGATGGGCGGTTACGGCGTGTCGTTCGCCCGTTGGTTGCGCTCTGACAATCCGCAGCCGTATGATAGCTTCGGCAACGGCGCAGCGATGCGTGTTTCGCCCGTTGGTTGGGCGTTCAACAGCGAGACTGACTGCCAACGTGAAGCGATTGCGTCTGCCGCTTGCTCGCACTCGCACGCAGAGGGCATCATCGGCGCACTATCTGTTGCACGTATGATACGAGACGTGCGTCTGACACGCTTTCAGCAAGCAGTTCACCTGATACGAGCAAACATCAATCATCTCTATCGTACAGATTGGGAGAAACACATACCGAAGAAAGGTGTGTTCGATGAGACGTGTCAGGGTTGTGTGCCGCTCGCAGCGCACATCGTGCTTCAAAGCAACTCGTTTGAAGACGCAGTGCGCAAAGCAGTCAGCTACGGCGGCGATAGCGATACAGTCGGCGCAATAGTCGGCTCGATTGCAGAACCGATGTTCGGCATACCGAAAGAGATAGAGAAAGCAGCACTCTCACGATTGCCCGATGAGATGCTTGCAGTTGTCAAACAATTCAAAGATTTGTATTATGAATAAGAAAGGTCTATTAAGTCTTTGCCGACTATACAAAGGTGAAGCAAGCATTAACGACAATCCTCTGAAAAAAGATGATGATGAGTTCAAGTGGTATATGTGGCGTGTTGAATATGCAGCGTTGCACGATGTTCTATCTGCGAAGAATGCAGATGAAGCGGAAGAATACGTAAAGAATTACATACACGACAAAATAGCAGAGTTCGCTTCTGAGCCTTTCGGCGGCGATGCTCAACCATATTACGAACGCTATTTCAACTATTAGGAAAAAGCAGTCTGAACAGCAAACGTCAGACTGCTTTTTTTTATTTTGCTTCGCCGATTATCTGAATGTAGATACGAGTTGTTCTACCTTTTCCTGCGCCTGCTTCCGCACGAATAAACTTGTATAACAGATTGCGACCAAGAAGTATCTCTGTTTCTCCGTCAGCTCGCCAAGTCTTGCCATACGACACGCCGTCCCAAGAAGTGCGTTGTCCGCCACCGAACGGCGAAAGCGGATAAACGTTCATCATCGGTGTACCTTTCGGGCAGAAAAAATGAAACTCGAACTGCTTCGTAAAACCGCCTTGCTCATTGAATGAGGTTGACATACAAGCAGTGTTCTTGCCAACAGTACCTGCAAAACGCTTGTTAAGCGCATCAACATCACCTGCTTGCAACAGATTTTTGAAGTCTTTGCTGAATATATGTTCAGCCATTTCGTAATCTTGACCGCTACGCAATACAATATCGTGAGGGTACTTTATTTGCGACATTATCTTATCCATTCTCTCAACTCTGACGTTCTTACGTCCTTTTGCCATATCTGTGAGCATACTACGGCTGTGTGAGCCGCAATAGTCCACGAACGAGCGTTTTTCGTCTTCGCTCGCATTGTCCCAAACGGGTTTCGTCACCTTGCCGAAATTCTGCATAACCTCATCATAACTCTTTTGTGAGTTCACTGTGAACTTTTCAGTGTAATGTTGCTGACAATACGCTTCGAGTGCAGACATCGTGAGTTTCTGTATCTCGTTTGCGACACTTTCAGCTTTGATGATGTTTCGCTCTGCAATGCACTGTTGCAACTCATCGATTTTCTTCTTCAACTTCGCTGTTTGCTTAGCGGCTTTGGCAACAGAGAGCGATTGCAGTACTTTCTCCCACCTATTGAGTTTGCTCAACTCGTTTGTTGCAGATGCAATGTTCTTCTTGTTGATAGCTGCATCGACATCTGTCAGCAAACCTCGATTTCCTGCGCCCAAGATAGACGCATATTGAGAGCGTTTTGAAATAACGTTGTCCCACTGTTGCAGACGTGTGATTGCTGCATTTGCAGCGTTGAAGTCTTTCGCTTGAACGGCAGATGTCAGCTCATTCGTCAGTGTCGGGAATGTAGCAGAGTATTTTGTTACATATTCTGTGTGTCGTCTGTTGATTTCGCCCCACTGGATTTCGTGTTCAACTTCTTTGAGCTTGCTGCGATATGCTTCTTCTACGACCGCATCGGTCTTATATTTCGGGTGCTTCTTCTTCCAATCTGCTTCGTATGTCAGTTTATCTTTCAGTGCGATGAGTTCAGACTTCGACATCTTCGTGATGTCTTTCGTCATATTCGCACCGATAGTGTGCTTGACTGCTTGTTGTGCGCTTTGCAACTCGCTGAGCGTATATTGTCCGTGCCACTTATGCACGTTATAGAGTACATCACCGAGAGCAGCTTCTTGCTTTTTCTGTTCTTCAATTTTCTGTTGCAGCATCGCAGTCGCATTCGGCAGCTTCGTAAGATTATTCTCTTTGATGAGCGTCTGTATTTCGCTGAAATCGATGTCGCCGCCGTATTCCTGCGCTTCGCTGAACACTGCGTTTGCATCGTCTTTGATTTTCTGATGCTGCGCTTGACGCTCAGCTGCACGCTTCTTGATGATCTAGATGCATTGACGTTCTTGTACGTCCTGGGGTGACACCATCGATTTTTCTGAACTTATCGTAATCATATAAAGTAGGATAAAGCGTTTGGGCATACGAAGGTACACTCTTTGAAGACTGAACATCAAACATCATAGAAAAATCCTTGTATGTACCATTGAAACCGATGTCAAACGAGGGC